TGTCAGGTTTGGGTTCGTTGCCTGCGGGTGCTACTGCCGCTGCTAGTGATGTTGGAAAAAATTTAGCAGGGGTGGCAAGCGGTGCCGACGCAGTTACAGCACTTCAAAGTCAAGGTGCTGCTTTAACCTCTGCTGTCGAAGGGTCGGTTACCAAAGTTGCAGATGGTCTCACGCAAAATATTGACATTAACCAAGACAAACTCAAAACAGACTTTCAGGAACAAACAGGAAAAATCGGAGAGTCTGTTTTTTCAGATGCTAAAAAAGGATTAGATGATAATTTAAACCAATTATCAAAAGGCAGAGATGCTTATGATAAAACGGTAGGTACCATTGTTAGCGATTCCAAGTCAGGGTTGCTTCAGGGATTTACGGAAAAACAAACCGGGCAAGGTACCACTATCATGAGAAGTCTTGCACCCAATCTAACTTCTTTAGATAGGGACGAGGTTATTACTCTGGCACAAGGAGATCAAGCGGAAAGAGATAAAGCGGTTGACATTATCTCTAAATCTTCCGGTAAAACCCCAGATGAAGTTAGGGCAGGATTAGAAGACCTTAACACAACCATTGCAGGAAGTGTGGTAATAGAGAATGAAGAGTCTGCTTTTGCGGATCCGTTTGATCTTAGTTCTACTTTAAATTTCGAAGACAAGGGAGCGAAGTTTTCGTATGTGTCTTCAGTAGAAGAATTGCAAGCGGATATTAACTCTATCTCTCGTCAAGTAACAGAAGTTATTGTACACTGGACTGATACTTACACGAATAAGAATATTGGATCAGAAGAGATTAATCAAATTCATATTGATCTAGGTCTTAGTGGTATAGGATATCATTATGTTATTCGAAGAGACGGTTCATTACAAAGGGGCAGACCAGTCAACAAACAAGGCGAACACGCTAATGTAAACGGACATGACGAGTATAGCATCGGACTAGTTTTTGTCGGTGGTATCAATGCTCCTTCAGGTACTGCGTTTCCGGGTTCTTATCGAGGGGTGTCATCTTTGACTCTTGCACAAATGAATACGTTTAATGCTTTTTGTGCTGCCTTCTATTCTCGATATCCGGGAGGACAAATCCTTGGACATAATGATATAGACGTTTTAGAAGAAGATCCGGGTTTTGATGTAAGAGATTATGTCGATGATTTGTTCAACAAAAAATCATTGTTCGAAGATCCCTCTGCTAGAGGTCCTTTCTCACCGTCAGAACTTGTCACAACAAGGATACCAGAATGACAACCAAAGAAGATAATATAGTAACACGTATCCAGAAACTGGGCGAAGGTCAGGAAGACACACTCGGAGTACCTCAAACAGGATTCTCTGACGCTAGTGGTCAATACCCTACACAAGATTATTATTTTGGAACTTCTACTAATAAGGCAGCAAAAGGCGAAACCACTACACAATTGTTTAGTGGTGGTGGCGATAAAAACGTCTCGATAGAACTTCCGGATCAGAAACCGTCTCAATATCCGTTCAATCAGGTTCAGCAAACACCCGCAGGACATTCATGGGAAATAGATGACACTCCCGGTGGTGAACGAATTATCATGAAACATCGAACGGGAGCAGGATTAGAACTTCGTGCTGATGGATCTGTGCTATTTTCTGCGGTTAATAAAAAGGTCGAAGTCACTGGGGGAGACCACACTGTTATCGTTGAGGGTGAGGGTAACCTTGTTTACAAAGGCAATCTCAACGTTCGAGTCACCGGAGACTATAATCTCACCGTAGATGGAAACATTAACGTTGACGTTGCTGGTAATAAAGAAGAAGCAGTGCATGGTAGTTATACAGGTACATTCGATAACAACCATAATTCAACGATCAAGGGTTCGCAGAGCAGTCGAGTTGTTGGAACTCACACACAAACCTTATTATCAGATAATTATGTGTTTGTCAAGGGGGATCAGAACAATTGGGTAGAGGGTGATGTAGAACTCACTTCTGGGAATCGTCTTGTGACTACGGCAGAGAGTGAGTGGGCAGCATCATCAGAGACCACGAACATCACAGGAATCACTGTGTCTGTTCTGGGGACGAAAGGAACCATCGGTGGCACATTGGTCGATCACTACGGTAAAGTCTATTCTGGACCTCCAGAAGGCGCAGGAAACGGCGGTACGACTTTCTACGGAACTCTCGTGGGTCGAGCGGCAGAGGCAATCACTGCTGATTTCGCAAACAAAGCAGGACAAACTCCCTTTGCCAAATATGCTGAAGGTGCTGGTAAAGCAAAAACTCATAGTAATGGTTCTGGTTCCGCGCCTAGTGTGAAAGAACCGGAGAAGTATGAAACTATTTTCCCTTTTATCGAAACTCCACCGGATGCACCAGAACCGACAACAGAACTTATTGCTCCACACTTGGCAGTGAGTAACTTTGCTATTCGTAAGGTAATTGTGGATACGGACATCGAAGATCCAAACTCTCTCGTTTCTAAGATTCTGAAAACGGACGATTACAAAGACTTGTTTGATCGTGATCCTACTATTGATGAGATCCGTTCTAAGATCCGGGACACCGCTAATTTCAATAACAAAGAGTTTACGAACAATCTTGTCGCAGAAGGTTTACTGTCTACTGATTTCGCAAAAGCGTTTGATGGTAAGATTGGTAGAACTTCAAATAGATCTAAACAGAAGAAATTTGGTTACAAACCTTTGGGCAATAACCCCGCAGACGTGAAAAGCAAGAGATTCTTAGTATGATATATTTACCAGATCCAGTTTATAATCCTAACTTTGCTTCTGATATTACCGCTAACACACAGTTAGCGGCAGGAGTACCTATAGTTAAGTTTTTAGGAGCGAGAGGAAGCAGGGTTCAATTCGAAAGGATAAAAACCGATAAAGATCAACTGGCACGTAATCTCTACTTGCATGCAGAATTGATTAAAAAGACTACTGCTAACTCAGACTTTGATCAACATAGATTGACGGTTGCGGAAGGAGTTTATGTTGCTGCGGAAAAAGAAACAGTCACTTCTAATTCTACCAACGATTTGAAACAAACAGGAAGAGCAGTTGTATATCAGTTATACGGAACTAATGGAAAAATAGATTTTGCCAAGTCGTATGATCTTGCTGTATTCTGGAAAGACTATTGTGATTACGATAAATTAATCTTAGATTATGATACTTACGATCCGTCAGGAAATCCGTCTTGTCAGATTGTTGTTGAAATGCCGAATGTACCCGAAAGTTTTGATATCTCTTTTAAAAGAAATGTAGAAACTACGTTTAACACAAAACTCCAATCGAAGAACGAATTGGTTGAGATTCTGTTATAAATAAGACTATGGCAAAAATACTTTCAACAGAAGACGGTAATTTACAGGGTGCTACTCTAGTAACGAGTAGGCAGAAGGTTTATTCTGATATAGATCTTACCTTTGGTCTGAACTCTTCTACTGGAGATATATTTAAGAAAAAAGATGCTGCAGCGGTAAAACAAGCGGTTAAAAATTTATTACAGACTAACAGATTCGAAAAACCTTTTCGTCCAGATTTTGGCGCAGACTTAAGAGGACAATTATTCAATCTTGCGGATCTGGATACAGAAGATGAAGTGCGAGAGCAAATATACGGGACCATCGCAAGATACGAACCTCGTGCTTCTATCAAAAATTTAGACGTAAGATTCGATTTGGATAGAAACGCATGTCGAATCAGAGTTGAATTTGGTATTTTAAGTACAGATGAAAATGTCGTATTAGAAACCACAGTTTCGAGGTTAAGATAAATGGCAACAACTATTAGCAGCACGGGTTTAGATTTTAACTCGATAAGAAATAATCTTAAAACATGGTTTGAACAGAAACCAGAATTTGCTGACTATAATTTTGAAGCGTCAGGTCTTTCTAATCTTCTTGACGTTCTTGCATATAACACACACTATAATGGACTGACTGCAAACTTTGCTCTTAACGAAGCATTCCTCAGCACCGCTCAATTGAGATCGTCAGTTATTGGTCTGGCAACTGCAATTGGATATATTCCAAATTCAAAAGTATCATCTAAAGCAGTGATCAATGTTGTTGCTGCGGGTTCTGCGACTTCTGGTCCTACTCTTGTGTTGCCTGCTGGAACTCAGTTCACGACAACTGTAGAAGAAACTACTTACACTTTCCGAACTCTCAAAGACTATTTCGCATCGAAGGAAGGATCTGACCCATATTCATATACGTGGGAAAACGTTGAGATAACGGAAGGTACTGAAAAACAAAAAACATTCGTTGCTGGTAATGATGCTGAAACTGAAGCATATGTTATTCCAAACGAAGACATGGACATCAATACGGTAGAAGTTACGGTTGGACCTACTAACAAAACGTTTAATAACGTGAACACAGTTTCTTCTTTAGATCAGAACTCTCGAATTTATGTTTTGAAAGAAACGCCAAACGGATATTATGAACTTGCTTTCGGTAATGGTGCTAACCTCGGTGAAGTTCCAGCAACCGGAGACAAAATTGTTGTCACATATAATTCTTGTGCTGGTTCTGCTGCAAATGGTGCGAAAACATTTACTACAACTGCTTCTGTTGCCACTGGTGGTACACCTTCAACTGCTTCTATTATTCCCACTACTATTACTAACTCATATGGCGGAGCGAACAAAGAAAGTATTGAGTCTATTCGTAAAGCAGCACCGTTTTTGTATGCATCTCAAAACCGAATGGTAACCGCCGAAGATTATTCTGCTCTGATACGAAGAAATTTTTCTAATGAAATTACAGACATTCTTGCTTGGGGAGGAGAAGATAATATTCCTGCTCAATACGGAGCAGTCTATCTTTCTATCACTCCTTCTCCTAGCGAAACGTTGAAAGGTCAGATTAGAAATTTAGTTAAAGACTTAGCAGTTGTTTCGTTCGATGTTGTGTTTATAGAACCAATCACTACATACATTGAGACTTCAGTAACATTCCAGTTCAACCAAACTCTTTCTTCATACGCTACGGTTCCTGAGATTGAGTCTGTAGTAAAAGGTGTTATTGAATCATACTTAGATACGGTTACAGATGAGTTTAGTGAAACCTTTAGACGTTCAAATATGTTAACTCTTATCGATGCTTCTGATCCGGGCGTTCTTTCTAGTCAAGCGGTTATACGCATACAACAAAGATTTACACCTACCCTTTCAGTACCTAAGACGTATGAGTTAGTGTTCCCCTCGACTATTCAGGCACCCAACCCATCGACTTACTCGATAACTTCTTCCGAATTCATTTATAACGGCAGAACCTGTATCCTAAGAAATCGTCTTAACACTAACGTGCTTGAGGTTATCTCTGTTGTCAGCGGTAATGCTGTAGTAGATAATGCTGGTGATTACGATACCGCTACAGGTAAAGTTACACTTTCAGGTTTTGCACCACAGGCAGTTTCGTCTAACGAAATTAAAGTAACGGTTGTTCCTGCTAACCAAGGTTATGTTTCTACAGTAAGAGAGAACAAACTTGGGAAGGATACCGCTGCTATTACTGTGACTGCCGTTGAGACAACTACACTATAAATAGGACTATTACGGATTAAGATATGGCAGCGGTAGTAACAACAGAATTTATTGCACAGATCATCAAAGACACGAAAGAGACTTTTAACTCCGGGTTGTACATTGGTTTGGGCAGATCAGAAACTTGGGGTGCAGGCGAAACTCCAGCGAGTCCTCAAACCAGTTTTGAATATGCCAGAGAATCTCGTGGTTCTACTCAACACGTAAAAATCGTCACGGGTGTTTCTGCAGCGGTTGCTAGACAGGACTGGTCATCAGACACAATTTATCAACCGTATGATGATTCATCACAGACTGCTATTCCTTACGTGATGAACAGTAAATATGAATTCTTTTTGTGTATAGAACAAGGGTACACTGATGCTGGTATTGTTATTCCTAGTGATATAGAACCAGACAGATCTTTTATTAACGGCGGAACTGGTGTTTTTTCAGATCCTATTCAACCATTAGAAAACGAATTCGTTACTCTAGATTCACAAAGAGGAACGGGTGGTTACGGTAAAGGATATACTTGGAGATATTTGTTTACTCTAAGTCAGGTTGCTATCAATCGTTTTCTTACTCTTAACTACATTCCTGTCTCGTCTTTTACTCAAGATCCTTTAGATCAAGACGTTGAAACCGAGCAATATGAAATTCAACAGGTTAACAAAGCAAGTTATAATCTGACTGGAGATACAACGGGTCAGGTATTAAACATTAAAGTAATTGATGGCGGTGCAGGATATAGTGGTACAAACACTACAGCAACCGTGGTAGGAGATGGCACCGGAGCAACGGCAATCGTGAGCGTTGTCGGTGGTGTTATTCAAACCGTTCGTGTTACTAATCGTGGAACAGGATATAGTGTTGCTTCTGTTGTAATTGAAGATACTTCTATTCCTTCTGAAGACGCAACCTTAAGGGTTGTTCTTGGACCTAACAACGGAGTTGAAGCAGACCCTATTAAAACTCTTAAAGCAGAAAGTCTTCTTGTAACAACAGATTTTGAAGACGATGAGTTTTCTACACTGTTTACTGCCAACGATTTCAGACAAATACTTCTGTTTAAAGATCCAACTAATTATAATAGTTCTGATCTTTTCACTGCTAATACTGGAAAAGCAAACCGTGCTCTACAGACTACGGGTGTTACCAATATCCAAGAGGACAACATCATTGCTGGTGACACTAGTGGTGCTAAAGCGATTGTTGACCACATTGACGGTAATGATGTATACATTCACCAAACCGCTGAAACTGGATATGCTAATTTCCGTCAAGGAGAAGTTATTACCGATCAGGACACTGCTGGTAATGCTACTCTTATCAATGGTCCAGTTGATCTTGGTACGTTTGTACAAGCGGATCAGATAGACCCAGACCTTGATGTATATTCTGGTGAGATACTATACATAAATAATATCGCACCAATCGACAGAGACCCCAACCAAACCGAAGACATTAAGATAATTATCTCATTCTAGGATTAACACATGCCTAACACTTATAACAGCACAACCGAATCATCGATTTATAGAGACGATTGGGACGAAGCAGAAGGTTATCACAAAATATTGTTTAACTCTGGGCGTTCTCTTCAAGCAAGAGAGTTGACTCAGTTACAAACAATTATTCAACAAGAGATAACTCGTTTCGGAAGAAATATTTTCAAAGAAGGTTCTGCGGTTCGAGCGGGACTTATGGAAGTTGACAATAATTACAAATATGTTCGTGTTACGGGAACTGGTGCAGAAACTATCGCGGTTGGTACCAATTTGGTTGGTGATACGAGTGGTGTTTCTGCCGTTGTATTAGAAACGGTTGAAATTGCATCTAACGATGCACGTCTTTATATTCGATACACAGGAACTGGGGGAGCAGCACCGGGAGCAACAGAAACTCGTTTCACGTTGGGTGAAGGAATTAACTCTGGTGTTTACACAGTAGGTTCTAACAGCACTGACATAGGTGCTGGTGTTCGCGTAATTGTAGATTCTGGTGATTTCTTTGCGGCAGGGAGATTTGTTTATGCTCCTAAGCAATCTTTGATTGTTTCTCCAACTTCTAGAGTTTTTAATGGAACCGTAGGTTTTGTTGTTACACAAGATGTTATCACGGTAAATGATACCACAGATCTATATGATAACAGTGGTGAAACTCCAAACGTTGCCGCACCCGGTGCAGATCGTTATAGAATTCGTTTGGTGTTAACAGATAAAGCAAATGCAACGGGAACAGATTCGTTTATTTTCTTGTGTCGTATTATTAACTCTACCATCGTAGAACAAATTAATGAGTTGGATGAGTATAACACAATTAACGACATGATGGCAAGAAGGACTTACGAAGAATCGGGGAACTACCTTGCAGAACCATTTCAGTTAACTTTCGAAGATGACGATAGCACCGACTCAGATATTTTTGCTGTTATTAGTCCCGGACTTGCATATGTTCGCGGTTACCGTGTCGAAAACGAAAATCCTCTTAAGTTAAAATTACCTCGTCCACAACAATACGAAGAACTGGAAGCAGACTATATTCCGGTTGACTATGGTACTTATGTTTATGTTGATGCTTCCAGTGCAGACTTAAGTCGCTATGCAGATGCAAGTGGATCGGATCGAGTTAACCTTTATACTTCAACCGGAGGCACCGGGGGACCTATAGGGACTGCATATATCAAGGGTTTAACATATGAGTCTTCTGGTGTTTATAGGGTTCATTTAGATAATATTGAAATGGTCGATGTAAACTCTGATTTCAGTTCAGTTGCATCTATAGGAACAAGTACTTCTGATTACTTCGATTTGACCACGGCAGGAGAATTGAAAGAATCAAATAACCAGACTGGATTGTATGCTCTCCCTCGTGTTAGACCACGTTTGATTTCTAATTATCAGTTTAGATATTGGAAGCAATACACCGTTCAAAACGGTGGTAGTATTTCTGGTGATATCTCTTCTCCAGATGAAGAATACAGAGACAAGGCGCAATGGTTGGTAGTTAGTAAAAACACTAATGCTATTGTCACCAATGCTGTTATTACTATAGGTGCAACTCCGGATAACTTTAGTATTTCTGGTCTTGGAGCAGGCGACCACTATGTTGTAGCAGTAGTAGAAAGAAACAACGCACAAAGAAAAACAAAGACTTTGTCTACGAAAACCTATACGGCAACAATCGTTGGTGGCGTAGCAGAACTTCAGGACCCAGATGTTCTTGAAGTGACCAGCATCCTTAAAGGGACTGCTGATATCACAAGAGAGTTTACGTTGGACAATGGGCAAAGAGATACGCATTATGAAATTGCTTCTCTTAAACTAAAAGACGCAGGCGCTTATACAGGAGCAATTGATGTTACCTACAAGTATTGGAGTTGGGGTAACGTTGAAGTCGGTGGTGCAGGAACTGGATTGTTCTTTGATGCAGGATCTTACGGGAATGTGGATTATACAGAAATACCCGATCATGTTCAATCTGATGGTACGATTGTAAGTCTTAGAGACTATGTGGATTTTCGTGGACTTAAAACGGGATCTAATCGTATAGAAGCAGTTCATCCTGTTCAAGGAAGTTCAATTCAGGTTACTGCTAGTTACTATCTTTCACGCGCAGACAAATTAATTGCTACCGAAGATGGTCAATTTCAAATATTGTTAGGACAACAGTCGAGGGATCCTCAGTTTAAGAAGACCCCTGATAATGCTTTAGAGTTGTATAAGATTGTGATGAATCCTAACACAGTCAGTCCTGAAGATATTAACACGACTTTTATCGAACACAAACGATATACTATGGCAGACATTGCCAAGTTAGAAAGAAAGTTAGATGCTTTAGAGGAATCATACACGTTGTCTCTTGCTGAATTAGAAGCAAAAATGGCAGCACAAAGAACCGATAATACTGGTACTCCAGTTCCAGAAACAGGAAGACAAGTAGATGATTTTACAGATCATTCTGGTTCTTTTGTAAACCATGATGACTATTGCGCTTCTTTAGACCCGGAAAACAAATTGCTTCGCGCATGTGTTTCTGATGATAACTATCGTTTGATTTATCGTCCAGATGACGGAGTCACCGATGCAGGATTGCCAACTTATAAGCACAGTTCTAAAAACGTGCTTTTAAAAGGGGATAACATTTATATTGATCATACGGAAACACAGTGGATCGATCAACCTTTGTTCACTCAGTCAGTTTCAATTAACGCAAACTCTAAAACCGATTATGTCGGAGATTTGGAACTTTCTCCTTCGTCAGATGAATGGAAATCTGAGCAAACGGGTACCAGAACTACACCGGGAGGAGGAAGAATAGAAGTTAAAGAAGCACTTCTTTATAACTCTCACCAATGGAATTGGCACGGACGTAGAATAGAAGATTTCGAAGTTAATCCTAATGAATTGACTCGATATGGTCGTGCAGGAGTTGTTAAAAAACCAAGAAACGTTTCTCAGCGACATCCTCGAAGAGCAGTTTCTAGTGGTGGGCACGTAAATCGTGTTATCTCAAACGAGACTATTAGAACAGTGAATTCTGCAGGTAGAACCGTTGATGCTGCTATTGTTCCTTGGATTCGATCACGTAAAATTTATTTCCGTGCCACAGGGTTGAAACCAAACACTCGATTTGTTCCGTTCTTTGACGGTGTAGACGTTTCTAACTGGTGTAATGACGAAGCGTTTTCTCGTTATGCATCTAACTCAAATGATATTGGAAACCAAGGGCAAAGCAGCACTTCTGGACATCCAGACGGTTCTGCTACTTTGACCTCATCAGCATCAGGGAAAATCGAAGGTTCATTCTTCATTCCTAATGTTAGAGGCACATCAACGGTTCCTCTTCGTGCTAATGGTATTCCAAGAACCTTAGTTGCGCAAAATGACACGTCTCTTAGATTTAAATGCGGTAAGAAAGAATTTAAACTTATGGACGTAAGTACTCCGGATATTAATCAAGCGGGTAGTTATGCCGTTGCGATATATGATACTTCTGGGATGGTAGAAAACAGAAAAGATGGTATCACTTCTCCACGCATGCCTAAAAAAGCAAGGTTAGTTGAAAGTAAAATCAAACGTCCTTACAATGCTTCAGAGATGAAAGATTATCTTAACGGTATTGGTGTTGGTGATGTTGCATTAATTCAACCAGCAATCTCTGGTGGTTGGGGTGGCGACTTCCCCGGAAACATTAATCTTTCTGGTATAGATCTTTCTAGTGTCATTTCAGATTACGTAGATGTCAACCAGATGTCATACGCGGGAACATCATCTTCTCCGGATGATGATGTGTCGTATCCTTTTGCACAAAGTTTCACGGTAGACAATCAGTTTGGTGTTGTATTGACTAAAGTAGATTTATTCTTTGAAACGAAAGACACTTCTATTCCGGTTACGGTTGAAATCCGAAATATGGTAAACGGAAAACCCGGAAACTCAGTAGTACCCGGATCTACGGTTACTCTGGAACCCGGTTCTGTAAACGAAAATGCAAGTGGATTAGAATCAACAACGTTTACCTTCGAAGAACCTGTTTTCTTAGATCCCGGTAAAGAGTACGCGTTAGTAGTCAAGACACAGTCTTCAAACTACAGAATCTTTATTGCTAAGACTGGTGAATTCAAATTAAACTCTACTGATGTTGTAGTTTCTTCTCAGGCAGCAAACGGACAACTGTTCTTGCCGCACTCAGGAAGTGCTAAAGCATCTAAAGAACTAGATCTGGCATTCACTTTGTATCGTGCAGTTTTTGAAACCAACGCAAGTTTGGTATTACGCAACGTGACCCTACCTTACAACTTGTTACAAAAAGATCCTATCGTTCTTAATGGCACTACTACGGTTAAAGTTAAACACGACTGTCATGGATTAAGTGCGGGAGAAAGCGTAACTATTTCTGGTGTTGAAGCAGGAAGTTTTGGTAACGGTATAACAGAGGCAAACCTTAACGCTACTCATACCGTTGTAGATGTCGATGCTAAACACTTTACGTTTACTTTGGGTTCTGCTCCTACTACTACAGGCAACGTAGGAGGAAGTAATGTTCTTTCTAGCAGGAACAGGCAGTTCACCACCGCGATGGCAAACATTGATTCAATTGTACCTAATAAGTGTTCTATTGACGTGTCTGCACGATTCACTTCAGGCAAATCCCTTGGTGGATCTGAAACTAAGTTTGTGAAAGATCAAAATTATTCTCGAATCGTTCCCGGCACTAATGTTGAATTTGATTTCCCCAAACTTATCGCTGATAGAAGCGTAGAAATTTCTGAACCGAGTATCTCAGGGAACAGTGGGTTTTCACTAGACGTTAAAGTGGACCTTAAGTCTGCAAACAATTACGTTTCTCCGGTTATTGATCTCCAAAGATGTTCAATGACTTTGATTCAGAATTGTATAGACAATGGGTATTATATCGATGAAGTTGTAGAAACCGAACCTTATGGTTCTTCTGCTACTTCTCAGCATCAAACCGCACCACTAGAAACCGTAGAACCTTCTACAATTTTAGAAGCGAAAATCGATGCTAATGTTCCTAATGTAGCAAACTTAGATTTCTATTATCGTGCAGTAATGACGGGACAAAACATCTTAGATCAGAATTGGATTAAGGTTGAACCCGGTGCTGCTGGTCTTCCTAGTGGAGCAACCGTTAACATAAAGAAAGACATAATAAAAGAAGAGAATCCTCAAATAACTCATCCGATTGAATTTGAAGTTACAGGACTTCCTAAATTTAGTATGTCACAAATTAAAGCGGTAATGAAATCTACTAACTTAGCGAAAGTACCTCAGATCACAGGAATCAATGTAGGAACCTTCTTGTAATGCTTGATCCTAGCAGATATCAACAAGTGATAGACCATCCGCATTTAGTAAGAGACAAAACTAGCGGTGCTTTGATAAATACGAACGTGGACGAGTTTGAAGCGTATCGTAAAACTCGTGATCTGAAATTAAAAGAACAGCAAGAGAAACAAGATCTTGTTAATCGTATTAGCAATTTAGAAAA